ACTGGTATTGAAGTGTTTATAGGTGGCTTTGCTCCTGGTATCAGATTTTTGTTCAATGATACCCTAGTGTGAGTTTGTACCTAGCATACCACCTATCTAGGAAAACACATGAATGCTAGTACAGTACCATTAAGGTACATTCAATCCGTAATTACATACTATCTATGTTAGTAGGTTGTATAGAGATAAATTCAGCTATAGTTTGTCTCTATAGTACTTACTAATTCGAGATTGTACTATATTTTAGTTATTTTTTTATTTTTTTTCATATTCCTTTACCAGTACAATCAGATCGAGGCACAAAAGTGTCTTTTTATTGTGTATAAAAAAGAGGGTTGATAGTATGGACTGGGAAAAATGTCAAAAAAATTATATGTGTAAGACTTGCAGTAGTGAAAAATATTGCAATGGTGGAATTGAAGATAAAAAAGAAACATCAAAAAAGAGTGTAAATAAAAATAAAAAGAAGAAAAACAAAAAGTAAAATATTATGGAGGAATTGAAAATGAATATATTTGAATTTATTGTTGCTATGGCTATAATATTGACAATATTTATATTAGGACTAGCTTATATAGCAGGCAAGTATAATCTTTTATCGGAAAGCAAAAGGAAGAAATAATTAATATGTTAAAAACTTGCAGTAAATGTGGAATAGTACCACAGGATCATAGATGTCCTTATAGAATTTACAAAAAGAAAGATAAGAATAGCAAGGCTGATAAGTTCAGAAAAACTAAGGCATGGACTAATAAAAGTATTGAGATAAGACAAAGAGATAAATATTTATGTAAGGTGTGTATAAATAACTTACATAACACGATTTATCAGTACAACTATGACAAGTTAGAGGTACATCATATTGTATCAGTAGAAGAAGATTATAATAAGAGGCTAGATAATGATAATTTAATTACTCTATGTAACTATCATCATAAGATGGCAGAACATGGAGAAATAGATAGGGAAGAATTATATAGATTGATAAAGTAATCCCCCCCTATGTTTGAAATGAAAAATATTTTGAGGTAAAAGACCCGACCTAGCAACTCTGAATACAAAATATAAAATATCGCATAGTTTTTTTGGAAGGAAGATGGATATGAAAGAAAAGATGAGTTTGGAAGAACAAGCTAAAGAAATAATAAGAATAGCAGAGGAACATGGAGTAGAACAGAACTTCTTTTTTATAACTACATTTAAAAGATATCAAATGCAAATTAATATTTTAAATGAGTTAGAGGAAACAATAAATAATGATGGTACATTAGTTACAAAAGAATATGTAAAAGGTAGAGGAAATGTCTATACACATCCTGCTATTAGTGAATATAACAAGACATCTACATCTGCTAATCAAACTGTAGCAACACTTATCAAAATAATAAAATCATTGAGAAGTGATGATGATGGTAATGATGGAGAAGATGAACTTTTAAATGCTTTAGGTATTAAATGCTAAAAAATAATAAGGCATATTTATATGCTAAAGATTGTATTAAATCGAAAAATGCACCTAAATATGTAAAGAAACAATGTAGAAAGTTCATCAAAATTGCAGATGGTAAAGATGATAAATATTACATTAATGAAGAAAAGGTTAAGCAGATAGAAAATATTTTGAAGTTGTTGATAATGCCAAAAGGATTAAAGGCTGGCAAAAGTCTTTATGAATGTACTTGTAATTATCAGTGGCTTTTTTATATTTCTGTCTTAGCGGTGGTACATAAAGATAATCCTGAGAAAAGAAGATATGAAACAGCAATATTAGAAATATGTAGAAAGAATTTTAAAACATATACGGTAGGAACATTGTTTATTTTATTATTCTTAATGGAACCTAGATTTAGTAAGTTCTATTCGGTAGCACCAGATGGGGCATTATCAAGAGAAGTAAAAACTGCTATCGAGGAAACTCTTAAATCAAGTCCTTTAGTTTATCTTCATAGTGGAGAACCTAGATTTAAGATATTGAGAGATTATATATCTTTTAAGTTAAAAGATAGTAAATATTATCCTCTTAATTATTCGTCGAGCAGAATGGATGGTAAATTACCAAATGTATTCTTAGCAGATGAAGTTGGAGCATTACCCAATTCATATCCTATTGAAGCAATGAGATCTGGACAGTTAAATATCTTAAATAAATTAGGATGTATTATATCTACAAAGTATCCTACTATAAATAATCCGTTTGAAGATGAAGTGGCTTATGCAAAGAGAGTATTAGATGATTTGGAAGAAGATGAAACTGTGTTTGCTTTGTTATATGAGCCAGATGATACTAAGAATTGGACTACTGATGATTTGATATTAAAACAAAGCAATCCAGTTGCATTAGAGATATCAGAAATATGGGAAGATTTGTTAAAGAAAAGGGCTAGAGCAATCGCTATAGAAAGTTCTAGAGAAAACTTTTTAACAAAGCATTGCAATATTATCTATCAAGGCATGGGAACAGAAGCCTATATTGATATTAATGATTTGCAACAATGCAAAGTTAATAAAATTGATTGGAATGGTAGAGATGTTTATTTAGGTGTTGATTTATCAATGACAAATGATAACTGTTCTGTTGGTATGGTGGCTGAAGAAGATGGCAAAATATTGCTGGATTCAATTGCTTTTATTCCAGAAGGTAGAATTGATGAAAAAAGTCAATTTGAAAAAGTAGATTACAGAAATTTTATAAATGCAATGAAATGTATAGCATGTGGTAATAAGACTGTTGACTATGGAGTAATAGAAGATTTTGTATTCCATATAGAAAAAAAATATGGAGTTCATATTGTAGCACTTGGTTATGACAGATTTAATGCTTTAAGTTCTGCTCAAAAATGGGAACGAGGTATTGCAGATATGCACCATCCAATAAATTGCATTCAAATAAGACAACATTCTGATACCTTACATCCACCAACTAAATTGCTATATGAAAAAATAGTAAATAAAGAGGTTGAATATGAAGAAAATAAGCTGTTAGAAATTAATTTTGAAAATGCTAGATGTACTTATGATACCAACATGAATAGGTATGTTACTAAGAAGAAAAGTAATGGTAAAGTTGATATGGTGGTAGCACTTATAAATGCAATGTATTTGTTGCAACAAGATATTATCTTTGAAGATGGATTTATAGTACAAACTTTCTGATAGGAAGGAGGTGAGAAGATGGGAATATTTAATAGAAAATCAAAAAGAGAATCTATTGTTGATACTAGTACAATTAATGATCCACTATTAAAAGCATTAATTGGTTATGAAACAATAGATAGAGCAGCAGCACTAGAGATGCCTGTTGTTAGCAGTTGTGTTGATTTAATAAGTAATACTTTTGCAATGATACCTTTTAAGCTTTATAAAGAAGAAGTAAAAGATGGAAAAAAAGTAACAAAAGAATTTGATGATGATAGAGTAAGAATTATCAATGATGATACTACTGATAAATTAGATGGTTTTCAGTTTAAAAAAGCACTATGTGAAGATTATTTGATGGGTAAAGGTGGATATGCTTATATAAAGAAGATAGGCAATAAATTTAAAGGCTTATTTTATACAGAAGATAAAAATATATCTATAAACAAGAATAGCGATCCTATCTTTAAAAAATACGATATTTTGGTAAATGGAATAACATATAAAGATTATGAATTTATCAAATTATTAAGAAACACTAAAGATGGTGCAAGTGGTATAGGACTTACTACTGAAATATCAAGAGCATTAAAGACTGCTTATAAGAGATTGTTATATGATTATGATTTAGCTTCAACTGGTGGTAGTAGAAAAGGATTTATAAAATCTCAAAAACATTTAGATGAAAAAGGAATAAAAGCATTAAAAGAGGCTTGGGAAAAATATTATAATGGAAATGCAAATACTGTTATATTAAATGATGGTATGGAATTTCAAGAAGCAAGTAATACTTCAAAAGAAAATGAAATTAATGAAAAGAATTTAACATTTATAAATGAAATAAAAGATATATTCCATATTGGTAAAACTTATGATGAATTTATTAAAAATTCAATAATGCCGATAGCAAATGCTTTTGCCACTGCATTAAATAGGGATTTTTTACTTGAAAGCGAGAAGAAGTCTTTTTATTTTGCACCAGATACTAAAGAGTTGTTTAAAGGTAGTCTTAAAGAAAGATATGAAGCATATCAAATTGCTATTAAAAATGGTTTTAAGACAAGGAATGAAATTAGATATTTAGAAGATGATGATGCAATCAAAGGGCTAGATATGATTAATCTAGGACTTGGAGATGTTCTTTTAAATGCTGAAACTGGTGAGATTTATACTCCAAATACCAATAAATTAGTGAAAATGGGAGAAAATTCCTCTCAAAATAAAGAAAATATTACTGTTTTAGAGCAAAATGCTGATGAAAATGATAAAAATGCACAAAATTCGACTGAAATAGTGCAAAATTCAGAAAATTTAGACTCGAAGGGTATAATTACACTTCCAAAAGAAAAAAATGCTGAAATTGAAGAAAAAAAGCCTGAAAAAGGAGGTGATAAAGATGAAAGTAGAAGTAAGAGAAGATAATGTGCTTATTACAGGTTATGTTAATGCTATTGAAAGATATTCAAAGCCTATAAAAGAAAGTTTAAGAGGAAAAATTACAACTTTTATAGAAAGAATCAAATCAGGAGTATTTAAAACTGCTCTAAAAAGAAATGATGATGTAAAAGTATTGCTTAATCATAATCACGATAGAGTTTTAGCAACTACTAAAGATGGAAGTGCAAAACTTGAAGAAGATAATATAGGTCTAAGAGCAGAAGTAACAATTACAGATAAAGAAGTAGTAGAAAAAGCAAGAAATAATCAGTTAGTTGGTTGGAGTTTTGGTTTTTATGCTAATTCTGATGAAATAGGGACAGAGGGAGAAACTGAAACAAGAACAGTTACCGACTTAGATTTAATTGAAGTATCAATATTAGATGATACTAAAAGTCCTGCTTACTATGGTACAAGCATAGAGGCTAGAAGTGAAGGTGAAAAAATGCTTGAATACAGATCCACAATTGAAGAAATAGAAGAAGATGCTATGAAAAAGCATGAAGAAGTATATGAAAAAAGTGAAGAAGAACATCAAAAAATAGAGCAAGAAAAGAAACAAGCAGAATTTGAATTACTTGTTGAAAGTATTGTTTTAAAAGTTCTTGAAAAAATGAATGGTACTGGGGAAGAAGAGACAACACCAAAAGAGCCAGTTGAAGAAGAAAAGGGGCAAGAAAGAGCCTCAATAGACTATTCTGAATTTGAGAAAAGAATAGCAAATTTAAAGTAGAGCCTGAACAATGAAAATAGAGAGGAGCGAAAGTATGAATAGAAAAGGATTAGAAGAAAAAAGAAATGACTTAAAAAGTCAGATGTCTGCATTACTTGAAACTTCTAAAACAGAAGTAAGAGCAATGACAGAAGAAGAAGTATCTAAGTTTGATGAATTAGAAAAAGAAATCAAAAACATAGATGCAACAATCGAAAGAGAG